CGTATTAATGTACGCCGCTTGTTTATCGTACTTGAGAAGGCAATTGCTATCTCTGCCAAGTACCAACTATTTGAATTCAATGATGGTTTCACTCGCGCTCAGTTTAAGAGTATGGTAGAACCATACCTCCGCGACATTGAAGGTCGTCGTGGTATCACTGCTTTCCAAGTGGTATGTGATGATTCAAACAACACTGGTGAAGTTATTGATCGTAATGAATTTATTGCAGATATCTATATCAAACCTGCGCGTTCAATCAACTTTATTACTTTAAACTTCATCGCTGCTAGAACTGGTGTGGCATTCAGTGAACTTGGTGCTTAATCGAATTATTAGGAGAATATAAAAATGGCTAAAATTAGTGACTTCAAGAGCCAACTGTCATCAGGTGGGGCGCGTACCAACCAATTCAGGGTTGATACTACATTTCCATCATATGTGACAACAGGTATTATTGCTGGACAACAAGCGCAGTTCTTATGTAAAGCTGCTCAGTTGCCATCATCTGACATCACCAACATAGAAATGTTTTACCGTGGTCGTCCAGTGAATTTTGCAGGAGAACGCTCATTCCAACCGTGGACAATCACAATATATAACGAAACATCATTCAATATCCGCAATGCATTTGAGCAATGGTCTCATGGCATTCAGAATTTGAACGCCACAAATGGTATTGTAAATCCCCGCGATTACCAAGTTGATATGTCTGTCCATCAACTAGATCGCAATGGCGCACAAGTGAAATCTTACAAGTTTGTTGATGCGTATCCAATCACTGTTAGTACAATTCAACTTGACTACGATAATCCACAAATCGAACAGTTTGATGTTACATTCATATACAACTACTGGACTTCTAACACAGCAACAAGCGGTGGATTTGGTATCAGTACTGCTATCGATACTCCAGTTGGAACATTCCCGATTACAGTATAAGGAATGTAAAAGCATTATAAGTATAATACATTATGAACTACTCTAGAATATATGATAATTTGATAAAAAAGGGTGTGGATAGACAATTAAGTAAATCCACACCTGGATTATATCTAGAACGGCACCATATAATTCCTAAATGCATGGGTGGATCTAATGTTGAGGATAATTTAGTATATCTAACTGGCGCTGAACATTTTGTGGCACATCAGTTGATTGCTAAGATATATCCAAATAATGATAAAGTAATTTACGCTGCTCATATGATGACTATTAGTGCTGACTCTAAGCATAAAAGAACCAATAAGAAATACGGATGGATTCGTGAGAAATTTGTAACTGTATCTCGCGCATTGCACAAAGGTATTCCCAAAACAAAAGAGCATAGACATGCTATGTCTATGGCTAAACTTGGGAAAGTTACTGGAGTTAATAATAATTTTTATGGGAAACACCATACTGATGAGTTTAGAAAAAAGATATCAGAAATACAAAAAATTAAACAAGTTGGTAGTGGAAATAATAATGCTAGAATCTGGTCTATTAGGTTTCCAGATGCCTCTATAAATAGTATTGTATGCTTGAAAAGTTTTGCTGCAGACATGGGGATTTCTTTATATAAATTGAGAAATAATAAATTACCTGGTTATGAAATTATTGATGTTGTGAGGAAAATATAATATGCAATTATTCGGATTATCGATAACATTAGGTAAAAAGGACAAGGAGAAGAGCAACATATTATCAGTTGTTCCTCCTGCTGCCGATGATGGTTCAGCAATCATATCATCCATAAATGCTAGTTCGTATTATGGAATGGTACTAGATGTTGAGGGTGTAATTAAAAATGAGAATGACCTTATTCGCAGATACAGAGAAGTTGCTCAGTATCCGGATTGTGATTCTGCAATTGAAGACATCATCAATGAAGTAATCATGGCAGAGGACGGTAAACAACCCGTTGAGATTATCCTGGATGATCTGAAGTTATCTGAGTCCATCAAGAAAAAGATTGTAGAAGAGTTCAAAATAGTTTTACAGTTGTTGAAGATCGATGAACGTGGACATGATATGTTTAGGACCTGGTATATTGACGGTCGCCTATACTATCATGTCATGATCGATGAGAATAATATCAAAGATGGCATTGCAGAAATGCGTAGCATTGATCCACGGAAAATTCGCAGGATCAAAAATGTAATCAGAGAAAGACAACCAGGTACCAATGTTGAGGTTGTCAAGAAAATTGATGAGTATTATCTATTCAATGATAAGGGTATTACAGAACAGACAACTGCCGGTGTAAAGTTATCACTGGACTCTGTTGTGTATACTCCATCTGGTTTAGTGGATGCCAATACTGGAATGATGCTATCATTTCTGCACAAGGCAATCAAACCAGTGAATCAGTTGAAGTTAATTGAAGACTCATTGGTTATCTACAGAGTATCACGTGCACCTGAACGTAGAATTTTTTACATTGATGTTGGTAACCTGCCGAAGATAAAGGCAGAACAATACGTTAATGATGTTATGAACAGATTTAGAAACAAGGTAGTGTATGATGCCAGCACTGGTGAGACACGGGACGATAGGAAGTTCATGTCAATGCTCGAGGACTTTTGGATGCCCAGAAGAGAAGGGTGTTTTTCTTTAGACACTAAGATAAAAGTATTGGATGGCAGAGACGTAGAACTTGGTCAACTCATTGTTGAGCACAAACTCGGCAAACAAAACTGGGTGTACTCTGTTTCTCCAGAAGGCAAAGTAGTTCCAGGCAAGATATCCTGGGCAGGTGTCACAAGAACTGATGCTGAAGTTATTAAGGTGACATTGGATAACGGTGAAGTGATAACTTGTACTCCAGATCATAAATTCATTCTGCGAAATGGTGATCAGATCGAGGCAAGGTTACTGCAAACTGGATCATCACTGATGCCTTGTAATACTGAGAAACGAGTGTTATATGGTAAAACTGAATATGAATATATACAACAAAATATAGATGAATCTTGGATGACTACCCATAAAATGGTATCATCTTATATAAATAGACCTATAATTTGGTCTGAAGTCGTACATCACGCTGATTTTGATCGGTATAATAACAACCCAGATAACTTAGTTATCATGGACAAGAAAAAGCATTTTGCTTATCATGGTATGTTTGGTAGTGCTAATAAAAGCGAGAGATGGCACAAGAATTTATCTGAGTCTGGTAAGAAATTCTTCGACACTGAAGCAGGCACTATACGTAAACAAGAGATTTCTGATCATAATAAGATATGCAAAGAGATTTGGGAGGGTGCTGCCAAGGGTAGAAGTAAGGTAAAAGAAATGAGAGCATCTGATAAACAAACGTTATCGGATGAGGAGTATCTACTAAAGTGGTCTCCTGGTATGGCAAAGATGCAATTGAATAACACTAAGGTTGCTGCTAGAAAGCACCAATTCAATTTCAGTATAGTGGAAAGTGTTGTCCAGAAGTTGTTCCACAGAAAGTTACAGAATAAAGAGGTGATTTTAGAATTGTCTAATGATCATCCAGAAATGAATTATGGATTGCTTGGTAGTATTTTTAGATCAAATGGTTATGATAACTTTCAAGATTATGTATCTAGGAAGTATGGAACATCGTGGTATAAGTGTGTGCAGTCTTCATTAGATAAACATAATCACAAAGTTGTTTCTATTGAGTTTAGTGATGTAACAATGGATGTTGGTACATTGACGATTGATGAGAATCATGAGTACCATGACTATCACAATTTTGCTTTGACCTCTGGAGTGTTTGTTATGAACTCTAAGGGAACTGAGATTACTACATTGCCTGGTGGGCAATCACTTGGTGTGATTGACGATATTGTGTACTTCCAGAATAAGTTATTCCAGGCATTAAATGTGCCAATTGGTAGACTGAAACCAGATCAAGTATTCAGTCTTGGTAAGTCCTCTGAGATAACCAGAGAGGAAGTAAAGTTCAGTAAGTTTATTGGTAGACTTAGGAAAAGGTTTAGTACATTATTCAAGGACACTCTGCGTGTTCAGTTGATATCTAAGGGTATCATCAGACCGGATGAATGGGAAGATATGCGATCCATCATCAGATTTGATTTTGTAAAGGATAATTACTTTTCTGAGTTGAAGGATAATGAAATATTGATACAACGGGTAAATATGTTACAGCAGGTTGATCCGTATGTTGGAAAGTATTACTCCACAGCATGGATCCGTAAGCATGTGTTACAGCAGTCAGAGGAAGACATAAAAGATATCGATACAGAAATGAAAGATGAACAGGCAGTGCTTGCGGCAAATACAGCAACCCCTGAGGAAATTCCACAAGAACAACAAGGAGAAGAACAATGAGTACACGTGATATAATTGATGCAATTGCAAGCGGCAGTGCCTTAGATATTGAATCTGCATTTGAAGATACAATGGCAGAGAAAGTATCTGTTCAAATCGAAGCAAAGCGTCTGCAAATCGCCCAGACAATGTTCACAACAGAAGAAGTAGATTTGGATGAAGAACAAGAATAATGAATTACTTGCAATTCTCAAAGACGATCAAAGATAATTTATCCGGTGCCGAGGTTACAGAACAAGTAACATTCGGTGCCGATACTATCATCAAAACCGTGAATGATGATATACTGATCAACTATAAACAAACAGAGTTCACCAGTATCGAAGAAGCAAAGCAGCATATAAAGGAAGTGCAGTTACAGGAAGAAGTTATACAAGAGATCTACGATAACATTGACCATAATGTTGTTGCAACACTTATACGGGAACATCATAATATCAAGGTAACAGATACTCTGATTGAATCCTATATTGATTTGGCAGCATCAAAGTTGTTCAGTGTAGATCCAGTAATACAGAATATACGATCATTGAATGTTATTGAGTCATTGATCGAAAATAAGATAGATTACAAACTAGATGATGGATCTATTGTTGCAATTGACGAAGATACCCAAGATTTGCTGAATGCTCTATTGGTAGACAGACAGGATATCGTGGAGCATATGAGAATAAACAAAGAGAACTTCTTACAAGTAGTAAGAGAAATATAAAAGGATATTATTATGACAGTCGCAAAAACTTTTCTAAAGATATC